TGAGCGACCACGTCGGCGAGATCACCGTATTGGTGTTGAGGAAGCTCTTGATCTGGCTGCGTTTTATCTTCGCCATTCAAGCCCCCTAGCTGGCGGTAAAGGCTGGCGTTGTGAGGTTGAACGTCCCGACCACCGGATCGCCCTGGTAGTTGATGGTGACGTTGAGCTTCGCCGCCGCGCCGCCGTCGCCGCCGAAGCTGTCCACCTGGATGCTGACGGCTTGCTGTTCCGCGGGCGCTGCCGTCGGGCCGCCGGATTCGTAATTCCAGACGTTGACGATGGTGGTTTCGGCGTCCCCCAGTACCGCCCGCGCGACGCGCAGCGCGTCCAGGAAGGCGCACGCCGCATCGGTGTCGTCCATCGTGATCTCAAGCGGCATGGTCGGCGCGTAGCTCTCGACCGAGATGTTGGCCGTGTCCTGGTGGATGTACGTTTCGGTCAGCACGTTCGGGTTGTAATTGATCGTGCCGTTGATGACCCCCACGCCGAGCAGGCTGTAGGTTGCTGTTGAATCCGGCGTGGTGTCGATGTAGGTCGCAATCAGACTGCGCTTTATCTTTGCCATGATTTAAGCCTCCTTATGCCGCCTGTTCGTAAACGAGACGGCAGGTGATGAGATAGATTGCGGTGTTACTTTCGCCCTGCTGCTCCAAATAGCCATGATTTATTGCCTCGATCTGGTCCGCCGTCTTACCGCTCGCCAGCGTGGGCAGCGTGCCCACGAGGGTCTGCGCCTCCAGCCAATCCGCGAACGCTTCGGCAAAGGCCACGTTATCTAGCCGCTGCGCATCGTCGGCGGTGCTTTCCATGATCTGGACCGCAAATGGGAATTCACGCAGCGAGCTGCCGTCGATGTACTCCTCCAACTTGCGCGACCCTGGCAGCGCCACAATGGCGTATTCGGTCGGGGTGGCGCTCAGGTAGTTGACCCATACCGGCGCGCCGGAGACCAGGCCGGTATACGTCTTAAGATACGTTTGCACTGCGCTGATCAGGCTCACGGCTCAATCCCCCGTTTTTCGTGGGCGTCCTTGAGAAAGCGCCTGATGTTTGCCTTTACCCGCTTCGGGTCCATGCCCACATGCCACCAGAACAAGTCACCTGGATTTTGAGTGGCGATAAAGCGATAGCAAAAGCGGTGCCAGCGCCCACCCTTCTGGTTCAGGCGATTGCGTAAATCCACAGCCGTTTTTTGACGCGGGAGACCAAACGACACGATGCGCCGATCTTTCCACCCAAAAAACAGGTGGCGCCGTTGTTCAATTACAAACCACAAACCGTTTGACTCGCGCGTCTCTGATTTCATCCAGGCTGCCCTTGTCGAACATCGGCGATCTGCGACTTCTCAGCGGTGCGCCTTTCGATGAGCAGGCGCCGCCCGGTCAGTTCCAATCGCACGATTTCATCTGTATCAAACTCTGATCCGCCGACACGAACGATATTCGGTCGACCCGGAACATTGAGTGTGATTTCGACCGGGCCGCTGCCCTGACGATCGACTTCTATTGTTTCGCGTGGCACGTTAACCGCCTCCTGCCATTCGTTTCGCCCCGGCGATAATCGCCTTGCCGTAAACCGCCTTCATCCTAGCAAACCAGAAATTTCCACGCAGCGGCCCCGTATCGCGCCCTATTGCCCCGGGCCGGTAGTACACGGCCCGCGCATAGGGTGCGATCCACTTCACTTCCCCGGACCCGATCTGAGTTCCTAATGTGCCGGACAGCACCAGCATGCCGGTTTGCTTCGGCGTGAACGGCTCGCTCAGACGCAAGATCTCTGAGTCCACAAACATCTGCGCGCGGCTGTACCGGCGCTGCCAGGTCGACTGGAAGCTTTGGTTCCAAACCAGTTCGGCCTTGCCGCCTTTAGTGACGATGATGCTGCCCCGCGGCGTGTCGATGTGCGGTCCGTCGGTCATCACCTGGCCCCGATCTGAAAGTGCCGCATGGCGGGCGATCCGTTATCCATCACATCCACGCTGGTGATGGTCAGCACGTCGTCATACTTGGCCTTGAGATCGGTCATGGTAAACGCCGCCACCGCAGGCGGTCCGACCACTGCGGCGTGGATCTCGTCGGTTACCGTGCCCTTGACCACCACGTCCCCGGTTTGCAGCGTCCAGGCGGTCGACTTGTCGGCCAGCGCCTGCCACGCCTTGGGGGACAGATAGCCCGGCGTGCGGGCCGGAAGGTAGATCGCGGCCTGGTCCGCGGCGATCGTGCCGCCGCTGGCGAGGACGTTGGACGCTTTGCGATTCTCCCAGGCCACACGCCCGATGACGGTCCGGTGATAGGTCTCCGTGCCGGGCACGCGGTTGTAGAGCGTCAGTGCGGTGTTGGTCCTCATGAGACCTCCGACGCCAGAAAGCCCCGGTACAGCAGCCCCGTGCCGCCCAGATAAACCCGCGCCACGTTGGAGAGCCGCTTCTGTGCGGTCTGCCGCCGGGTCGATCCCACGTCATACGTCACCGAGCTGCGCCCGATCGTTTCGCTCACAATGGCGTCCGCGCCACCCGACGCCTCTTGCGCTTGCACCTCTTCGGCAATCGCGCAGGTCGCCAGCTGGATGCGCTCGATGGTGTCCGCGTCGTCATCGGCGGTGATGATCGCCGCCGCCCGGTCGAAGGTAATCTGGTCGATGACCGCGCTGGCGCGCAAGGCGAGCGCGGGGAAGTCGGCATCGGCGATGGCCGTCCCGAGGAAGGTGGTTTTATAGAACGTTAGATCCGCGTAGGCGGCCATCGCTCGTGTCCTTTCGGCGCCGGTTAGCTGGTCGGCAGGATGTTCGTCGAGCCCGTCGTGACTGCCGATCCGGTCACCGTCATGGCGAAGTTACCCGCCCAGGTGTCGGTCGAGTCGCCGGTGTAGCCCTCGGCGGTGTCCACATCACCAGAGAACACGTTGAACGGTCCGACCACGTTGTACTCGCCCTGCGCGCTCACGTAGATCGTGTTCAGCGCCTCGGTCGTGAACTTGCCGAACACGTTCTCACGGATGACAGCGCGCGAGAGCGACATCAGGACGTGATTCGCGTTGTCCATGAACGTGTTGTCACGGATCATCCAGCGCAGCGGCATCGCCACGGCGGTGGACGTGTTCTTGATGGCAGCGTCGGTCAGCCCGCGAAAGTCGCAGCCGATGACCTCCACAAACCCGGCCCCGCCGCTGTCCTCGATACCAATCGCGCCCGCGTCGAAGCGGCAGCCGATGAACGAGGCATGGCCGGCGGAGTATTCGTCGTCGCCCGACAGCGCGTTGGAGACCAGCTTGACCGCTGCCGCGTCGACCGGAGCGTCGAACAGGAGGTTGACGAAGCGCCAACCCCGACCGCGCACCTCAATGAGCGGCGTGGCCGCCGTCGGGGACGCGGGCGGACGCCAGCACGCCGCGCCGGGGTGGTAGCCCGCGGCGGGCACGTCCGGATGGTGCGGCTTCGTGCCGCAGCCGATGATGGTCACGTCGAACACGAGGTTCGAGCCGACCAACTCTTCGCGCACGTCGCCGATGACCTTGATCGTCCCCAGCGTCTCAACCCGGTCCAGCGCCTCGCCCATCGTGGCCAGGGCGTTTTCCCACCCCGACCCGCTGTTCAGGTCGTTGCCGTTGACCGTATCGACGAACAACGGCGACTGGACGCTGTCCGCGAGCATGGCGAAGTTGGCGTTGACGTCCTTCAGCCACCCCGCGCCTGTGATCTGTTTCATGTCGCACTTCCTTTCCGGGTCGCTTTCGGCGTTCCCTTAGAGGTATTCACGGCCTGGATCGCCTCGGCGTTCAGGTCCTCGGGCGTCTGCTCGGGCGCGTCGGGGGCGCTCGCCTCAGGCGCTTTCGGCTCCACGTAGCCCATCTTTTTGTAGCGGGCAATCTCCGCCGGGTGCACCAGCTCGATGGTGATGCCGTCTTTGGTCAGAAACATGGTTCAGTCCTCACTTCGGGGGCGCAAGCGCGCCCCCACTGATAGCCGTCAGGCTACGCCTTGTTGTGGACGTAGATCCCGTTGACGCGGTTTTCGTACGCGAACGCGTCGTGGTAGAGCCGGTACTGCCACAGGTGCCCGTCCGACGTCTGGTTGACGTCCGGGCTGAAGTACTTGACCTGGTTGAGCTTGACCGGCTGCAGGACCGCCGTCGGGTGCAGGATCGCGAAGTTGAGATCCTTGCCCGTCGACACGTTCTTGATGTACCCGCCCGCGTCGCTGTCGCCGCCTGCGTTGAGCGTGATGGCCGTGTAGAAGCGCGACTGCGGCACCGGAATGACCGGCATGCCGTCGTACTCCACCAGGCGCGTGTCGGCGCGGTTCTCGTTGGCCAGGGTGCGGCCGATGGCCGCCTCCAGATACTGCTTGACGGTCGGGGAGAGGTAGAGCTTGCGCCCTTCCTCGGGCACTTCGTTCTCGTTCATGGCGAGAACCGCCGCGTCGATGGCCGCGACGACCGTCGTGCTGGACAGTGTCGCGGGCGTCGCCTGGTTACCAGCGGTGATGGCCGCACTCGCGTACTTCGCGAAGCGGTAGGCGTCCAGCTCGGGCGCGACGTGCTCGCGCATCCACATCCGCACGAAGTTGCCGAGCAGCAGCCCTAGCGTTTCCTCGTTATCCTCGCGGTCGAGGGTGAAGGCGCGGCTACGCTCGGTGGCCAGCGCCATGGTTTCCCACGCAGCGGTGATGTCGCCCGCGGCGTAGCCGAACACGCGGCTGTAGTTGCCGAGACCGACCATCGAGAGTTTCATCACCTTGACTTCGTTGGCGCCCAGGAAGGACGGCGCCTGAGTCAACGCGTCGAGCATGGCGGTCTTGCTTTCGACCTTGTACGCCTCGTCGATCAGCGCCTGGAAGACGCTGACGAGCGCTACGGTATTAGGCATGGGTGGCTCCTATTTCTTGACCAGGTCCGCGCCTTTGCGCGCGGCGGCCTCAAATGCGGATATGGTAGAGGCGGGCGCGTTAGCCCCCGCCACGATGCGTAGGGTTTCCCCCTCGGCCTCGAACAGGTAGTCGGCGGTTTCCTTGACGCCCTTGAGCTGATCGTCCAGACCGACGATCTTGCCGTCCTCGGACAGCTTCAGATCGCTGAGCTTCAGCAGCGCCCGGACCGCCGTCGCGTTGCGGGCTTTCGCCCCACTCAGCGCGGCATCCAGGGCGTGATCGAACTTGAGCTGCGCCAGCTGCGCGGTCGCGTCGGCCTCGGCCTTCTCAGCCTTCGTCTTCCACTCGTCCGCGGCGGCCTTGATGCCGTCCACGTCGAGCTTCTTGAAGCCTTCGATAGCCGTGTTAGCCTCGCCGAGCTGCTTCTTCAGGCTCTCGGCTTCGGTCTTGGCCGTCTCCGCCGTCGTCTTGTGGGCTTCGACGTCCTTGCCGTGCAGCGCCATGATCTTCTCGATCACGTCGTCGGCCAGTTCCAGTGCTTTAAGATCTTCCCGCTTCATGTCCTGTTCCCTCTCTACTGCTACGTCGCCTACGTTTGGTATCGCGGTCTCGTCCGCGTGGCGTTCCGGCTCATACGCTGCCGGGAAGCGAAGGGGCAAATCGCCCCGATGATGTCAGTGTCAGGGGCGCGTCTGCACGTTGGCCCCGTCGTAAATCTGCTCGCGTACACGCTGGCGCTTTAGCCCCGTTTTGGCCGTGAAATCCTTCAGGCGCGCGTTCCACTGTTTGAGGTGCGCACGTACCGCTGTCGCGTCCAATTCAGCCGCCTCGAGTGCGCGTGCCTGCCGAGTCCACTTACGAATCTGGCGCTCCATAGCACGCTGGCGCTGCGTAGCGTCATACAGGCTCAGTTCCTGGTCGTCGACCGTCACCGTCTTATCCTGGCGCGGGTCGATCCCCGCATCATGATAGACATCCGGCGACAGGTCCTCGAACCAACAAAACCATGAGTGTCTGCAATTGGCACCCTGGAGACCCGTCACCGTGCCATAGCCCGTACTCTCGATGAAAGGTGGATACTTGCGATTGGTCCCAGATCGGCTGAACACCCGACCTTGCCATTCCTGGTGTGACGGGCGCGCGCCTGCGTGGGCGGTCGTCTGCACCAGGTCGCATCCCATTTCATCCGCGCGGGTCCACTGAAGTTGTCCCGTCGTTTGGTTGATTCCGGTCAGTGTCGCACGGCGCACGGCCACGTCGATCTGATCCCGACGACCGCTGGCGAAGTTGACGACTCGTAAGCCGTCGTCCGCCGCTCGCTTTATGGCGTCCCGGATCGCATCAGTGTAAGACATCGCGCCAGTGCTGATTTGTACGTAAGCTAAATTCACGGCGTTAATGTATGCCTCTTGCCCCGCCAACGCGGTTGTTTGCGCCAGGTTACGCACCACACCGCTTGTCTTTTGTAGCCCGGCGGCCAGCACTTGAGCCATTACAGGTGACATATTCAGCGGTAGCGGGTTCAGTCCAGCAGCCCGGTAGATGGAATCATCAAATGCCATCGCCTTCACGCCCGCATCCCGAAACAGCCTTTTTAGTTCTGTTTCGCCTTGATGTGTCAGTCCTGCCAGGCGCTCATAAATCGTTTGTTCCAGCAGTCCGCTTTCAGACAGGCGTTGAACTTGCCACGCGGCCCACTCTAATTCTTTCGCGCGCCCAGTCGCCAAACGACGGGCAATGTCGTTGAGCACGCTTTGCTCGTACTCGCGGTAGAGCGCCATGAGCGGATCGGCCAGGCGGTCGAGTTGGTCGGCGGTGAGCATCAGGCTCCGGCCTCCGATCCGAACAGGTCCGCAGGCTGCTCGGCCTGGACATCAGCGATCCACTGCTTGGCCGTCGCCTCGTCCAGGCGGTAATTCCTGACCAGGAACATCCACTTGGGCATGATGCCCATTGTGACGGCGGAGCGGTCGGCGGCCTGCTGCTGGTCCTTGTCCACGACGACCGAGTCGTCCCAGTCGTACGCGGCCTGGTACGCGCCGCGTGGCGCGAGGCCGTACAGCGACGCCCACACGTCCATCGCGTAGACCAGCTCGTCCAACGCCGATTGCAGCGCCTTCTGGGTGTCGGTGACGGTCACGTAACTGCGCTGCTGGCTGGTGCGGACCTCCGTCGCGGTCTTGGCCTCGAACTGCGGGTCGCTCAGCGTCCCGTAGGCCAGCCCCACCTGGAACTCGATCCGCTTCAGGATGGCGTTCAGGCCGCGCAGCAGGTTTTCTTCGCGCAGCGTCGGCGACCACGCTTGAAAAAACTCATCCTTTTCGCCGCCCATATCGAGCGTGCGGTACAGGCGTTTGTTGGGCAGCTTCGGCTTCCCGTTGGCGTCGCGCTCGAACGCCAGCTCGTCCACGAACAGCGCGCGCTCGCCGCTCTCAAACTCCCACAGGATGCGCGACCACTGCTCGTCGGCCTGCCGGATCATGTCCGTGGCGCGACTGTAGCAGCTCACACCCAGCGGCGACGACGGATCGACGTTGTTGGCATACGGCGGCTTGAAATAGCCAAACAGGGGGCGGTCCACGCCTTCAATCGTTGCCTCCGGCAGCAGGTCGGCCCAGGCGGGCACCGTGGCGAGCGGGATCTCAGCGCCCAGGGTATCCCCTTCGGCCCGGAACGCGCGGTTGCGGATCTCGTAGCCCGCGGCGGTCACGGCGTGGTATTCCAGCCGCACGTAGTCGCCCTGGTCCACATGGACGCGATCCACGAACACGCAGGCCGTCAGGTGTCCGTCGCTGTCAAACCCGACCGGCAGCATGCGGTCGGCCTGGACGTAATCGATCGCCAGTGTGTCGCCCACCACGTAGGGCTTGAAGACCAGGCCGCCCTTGGCCAGACCCGGCTCAAGCTGCTGGCGCAGCTCGCTCACCACGCGCTGCATCTGCGCATTGAGCCAGTCGGCGCGCGCGCTGCCGGTCACGGCCACCCGCATCTCGATGGTGGTCGCCCGCGCCAGCTCCGCCGCGATGGAGGGCCCCAGCCCCAGACTCTTGACCGTGTCCGAGGCCCACGGAGGCGTGTTGGCGTACAGCGACGCCCATAGTTCCAGCGCAGCCAGCATGTCACTCGACACGGTGAGCGTGACGCCGAGCTTCTGTTGAAGGTCAGACCGGCTGAACATCGTCGCCCACACTCCTCTTAGCCATGCTGCCAACCGCTGCCACACGGGTCACTCCTAGTCCTGGTAATATTCCAGGTGCACGATCACACTCGCGGCGGCGTAAACGAACAGCGCCTCCAGGTTGCTGACGCCCAGCACCGCGCGGAACCCGTCTTCGGGCACGTAGCCCGGCGAGGCCGCGTCGGCGTCCGTGCCGTTCAGCTCGTAATAGACCGCGCCCCCCTCAGCGCTGAGGATGACGGTCGTCGTGCCGTCGGGCAGGGTCGCTTCCGCGCTGCTGCCGTCCGGCTCGATGCTCTCCCCGCCCGCGTACAGGGACGAGGCGACGATAGCGGATTCCTGCGCAAACGTGTTGCCAATGGTCCGGGTCATGGTTTAGCTCCTATTGCCCGCGCCGCCGCCAAATTAAGTTGCAAGCATATCTAACGGCGTCGATCTGGTGGTTGTTCCGATCCGGGTACGCGCTGATGAAGTTGCCGTCCTTGTCCTGCTCCAGCTCGTAATCCAGGAACTCTTGAGCCGTCTCCGGGCAGCGCACCGGGTCGATGACGATGGCCCGCAGACTTTGCAACCATTTCATGCTGTACTTGACCGATTCAGGCCCTTTCTCCGCTCCCCGGCTGCTCGCGCCGTAATCGCGGAGGTCGCCGATACTTTTGGGTTCGGCGCTGTCGGCGATGAGCAAGTCTTCCGGCGTCAGGCCGCGCGCGACCAGGGCATCGTACAGGTCGCGGTTCGATTGTTTGTGCGCCCGGTATTCGGCGAAGATGTAGAGCGTCATGCGCGCCGCATCGTAATGCACGCGGTTGTACGCCGCCGGATCGGGGTAATAGCCGAAGTCCAGGCCATGCAGGACACGGTCGAACTGCGCCACCTCAGCATCCGGGATCGCGCGCAGCTGGACGTTCTCGAACACCAGGCCGCCGGTACCATTGGCGACGCCGAGATACTCGTGTTCGTAGGCGGTCGGGTTGATTTCTTTCAGGTGCTCGGCCTCGTCGACGAACACCTGTCCCAACCAGCGCACGCGTGAGCCAAGCTCCAGGTACGTGCTCTTGTGTCGGAACTGCGACGCCTTCGGTATCTGCACGTACTTGTTCGCCCAAGACGCTGCTGAGCGCGGCGGGTTGAAACTCTTGAAGATGTACGCCTCGTCACCGCCACGGATGGCCGACTGCTCGATGTTACGCACCGCTTCGGGGCCGTGGAACTGGTCGAGTTCCTCCAGCCACAGAATACCGATGTAGCCGAACGCGGGCTTGATGCTCTTGAGCTTGCCCGGCTCGTCGCCACCCCGGAAGTAGATCTTCTGGCCGGTCGGAACGTAGGTGATTTCAAGCGGCGATACGGTGAACTTGAACTGGTCTTCCAACCCCAGCTCATTGACGGCCCACACGAGTTGTGAGTACACCGAATCGCGCAGCGTGTCCTTGACCTGGCGCATGACCAGCGCGTGCATGTCGGGATGATGGCCCAGCAGCCACGGGATGACCAGGCTGATGAAGCTGGACTTGGTCGAGCCGCGCCCGCCGTGAAACACGTATTCCGTATGCGCCCGCGCTTTGATGTCGTCGTACGCGTCCAGGAAACTCGGCGCGATGACATCGGCGGGCAGCATGAACGTGGGATCGCCGCCTTTCGTGGGCGGCGGCTGGTAGTTCTCCCGGTAGCGCTCCGGCGCATGCGCGGCCAGCAAGAACGTGAGCACGCGATTGTCGTATTCCTGCATCACCTTGAAGCGCTTGCCTTCGTGCATGCCCCAGCGCGTCACGCCGTTCAGCGCCCGGTCGAAGGCCTCGCTCTCCAGCGCCATCACCGCCACCTGCCGCGCTTCCTCGTAGGCCTCGGCAAACGTCGGATCGGCCAGGCGCGTGCGGTACACGTGCGCCCGTGACACCTTCGCTTTGGCGGCGGCCTTCGTCACGTTGCCCGTCTCGGCAAACGCCGCCAGGAACGTCCGCTCCCAGTTCGTGTTAGGCCGTCCGGGTTTGCCGGGGGTCGTCATCGTCCGTCCTCGCTCCCCGGCCATGCGCGTGGCCGGTACACGCCCGCGTCCGGCCCGTAGTGCGGCTGGCCGTCTGCGCCGCGATCCGGTGACGTGAACCCCGCCACGTTCACTGCACGGCCTCGGTGCTCAGTGTGCCGTCGTCGGCTACGGCTAGCATATGCCGCTGACCGTTCGGGCTACGCAGCGCCAACTCCACCGTATCGTCCGGTAGGCAGCGCAGGGCTATATGACCTGTCTTGTGATTTTGAAGTACTAACTCACCCGGCACTGTCGCATAGCCAGACCACAATAACCAGTCACCCGCTGCGTGCCCGCATAGTTCAATCGATGGCGCAAGTAAACGGTGGTTGTCGCGCCATTCCACCACTCGCGAGGGGTTGGCCCACGACTCGGCTTGCTCTACAATGATCGGCTGCACGTAAAATACCCGTCCGGTTGCGGCGGTGCTGCGCACCGACACGTTCGCGCAGGGAACCTGACAATCGCCACCAAGCCATGTAACGAGCCTGACTTGATCGAACCGGGCGAGATCGCACTGAATGTCCCGATGTGTGCCCCCGATCATTTTCGGGTTGACAATCACCACACTGGCGACCTGCCCTGTTTCGCCCGCGATCAGGTACTCGCGCTCAATGTCTTCCCAATAGCAGGAGAGAAACGTCAAGGTCCCTACGCGGTTCGCTACCACACCGCGCATGCTGGCCTGGAAATAGGTTGCATCGCTAAACGTAACGTCCGTAGCTGGCGCATCGATGATCACGGCGTCCGTCGCCAAATCAATTGCACATTGGCTAAAGACGAGTGTGGTTGTCGTGCCACCGCTAACTCGAAGTCCAACCGCGCCGCGCATCGTGCGCAGACGGTGATAGAACGACGAAATAGCAGTGTCGATGTCCACGCCCACGCGGGTAAACCCGCTGACCCTTACGTTATCAACCGCCGCCATGCACTTGTTCATAAACAAGCCCACATCTGCACGGCCCGCATTAACGATATCCAGTTGTCGGAGCGTCACCGTCGCATATTGCCCGACCTTGCTGTGTTTACAGGTGATCGCCGTTCCCTCGCCGGTACAGCGCAAGACAGTGCCGTAATCGCCCTCAAGCGTGACATTCTCACGGATCGTCAGGTTGGTGAACTCGTGCGTGCCTTTTGCAAGCCGGATAGTACGCCCACCGCTGGCCCACGCCTGATCGAGCGCCGCCTGAATGTTGTCGCCAGGCAACAGCACGTCGATCTGGTGCAAGCGCTGATGATCGGCAATGTGCTGCGCTTTGGTCCGCCCCGCTTCAATGGTCTGCGGCAAGCTCATCCGTAGCCCTCGTCATACCCACCGTAAGCGGGGTTTTGCCCCGCAATCAATTTGGGTCCGCATAACTCAAGGACCCTAACGTCACGTCACTGGTATGCAGCACATTGACGCCTGTTGCAGTCTGGTAGGTATTATTTGTCTTTGTTGTATCGCGCTGCGTAAAGTCCACGCCGTCTGTACTCGTGTACAGACTGATAGCGTCCGCGTTCATGTTCAGCCGCACGTGTGTTACCGCGCCGATATTCGTAGCCGCGAGGCGTGATGTACGGGTGTACGTTGCCACGCTATAAGTCGTGATGTTCCACTGGCTACCCGTGTAAATGAGAATCGTTTCCCACCAGTTGCCCGCGCTGTCGATGCGAGTGCGCAGCCACACGGCGGTGCCGGGCAGGGGCGAGACGGGTAGCGTGATGGCCTGGGTGATCCGCATGTTGGCCGACGGCGCAACCAGTTGTGTATTCGGGGTTATGATACGGATTAACACCGCATCGTGATCGCAGTATCCAGTGACACTCGCGCGGGCTTCGTACAGAATGTTGACGGCGTCGGTTCGCGTAAGCGCGCGGTAGGGTTGCCATGTGGCCGATGTTGTGCCGCTAAATAGGCCAATAACCGCCGACCCTGTGGCTATGAGGGGCCATGCCAGACTGCCGTCGCCACGGCAGGAGCCAGTGACGTCTATGTAATCCCCGATAGTTAGGATATTGGCGGACGACGCATACGGTACGTTCTGACCGTTATACGCCACGCGCAGATGACGGACGCCCTCGTAAGGCGTGGCTGTCTCCTTACTGAGCGTCGCACTGTTGCCCGGCGTAAAAGCGGTGGTATTCGCCGCCTCCATGTCGCCGTCGGTCTGGCGCTGAGCGCTGTAGCTTTGCACCGGGGCTTCCGCCGTCAGCCCGGTCGCATTGCTCGCCACGGCCAACGCCGCGTTGCCGTTCGGGATCTCCGCTAGCCGCAAGCTGTAGCCCCAGTCCGCGTCCACGGGTGCGCGGGCCGCCGTCGTAGCCCCGTCGATGTCCTGCCACGTCCCGACCAGCCGCTGCCACTGGTACGTGAGCGTTGGCGAGCCAGTCCACGTGCCCGGCGTCGGCTCAATGGGCGTGGCGATGACCGCGCTTGAGGCGATAGCAGGCGCGACGGTATTCACTGGTCCGCCCCCCGCCCCCGGCCCGACGCCCGGCGGGAAGTTGAGCGCAAACCCGCGCCGCCTACCCATGCCGCACCTCGCACGCGCGCAGCGTCCGGCCCAGGACCAGCCCGGCGGGCACTTGCAGCAGCAGCACGCAAACCAGCAGTGTGAGCATCACAACTCCTAACAAAAACGCGCCGAACACATCACGTGTGTTGGCACGTCGTCAGCGCGGGGCCCAACAGCCTCGCCAAACCGGACGGTGATCAGCCGTTCGGGGGTGGACCCGGGTCAAGCGCGAATTCCCCGGCCCCTCGCCGCATCACAGTCGCGCGCGGCACTTCCATTTCAGAGCCAGACCCCTGCCCGGTAGGTGTTGGTCTGGCGGGCTATTCCGGGCGCCCATCATTATCTGGTAAAGCCCCCAGCCCTGGCCCCGCTGCCGCCAATCGGTAGAGACGGTATGCGGGACCTCGGGCGCGTAAGGGTGGGGACACTCAAAGTATAGCACGTCCGTTCGGCGGGCGGCAGAGCGCAACATTCACGCGATAAACCTATCGCACCGGCGCATACCACTCTGCCCCCGCTACCACCCACTTGCCGTCCCGGTAGATCAGCGCGCCCTTGACGATCAGCCGCTGCACGTGGCCGTAGACGCTGCTGTACGCCCGGTCCAGATACTCCGAGATCTCGACCACGGACGGCGAGTTCCCGCCGTGATCGTTGGCGTACTCGCAAATGTAATCCAGGATCTCTTGCTGGCGATCCGAGAGACTATCACGGCGTCGCGTCATCCTGCGCCCCCTTCCCCGGCTCCTGTCGCCTGCACCCGTACGAAAAGAACACCGTCAGCGCGGGCGGCTCCCCCGCGTTGAGCGTCGCGAAGATCTTGGTCAGCCCGGCCCGCACGAGCTGTCGCCCCCGCTCGCGGGTGATCGGCGTGCCATCCGGCTTGGTGATGAGCCGCGCGATCTCATCGGTCGAGTACCCCAGGAAGTAGAACACGAACGCCACCCGCTCATTGTCGGTGAACACGGTCGAGCGCACGATGGCCAGCACGCGCGCCCATTGGATGTGCAGGTCGATGGCCTCGTCGATGGGGTCGAAGGTGCGGGTCATCGTATCCCCCTCACCCGCGCGGCACACGCCAGCGCGTCGGCCCGTTCGTTGTGCGCGTCGCCATTGTGCCCGCGCGTCCAGTGCCAGGTGATCGTGTGCCGCGCGGCCTCCTCGACCAGCCGCTCCCACAGGTCCCGGTTCTCGACCGGCTTCTTCGTCGAGGTGCGCCAGTTCCGCGCCTGCCACTTGGGCAGCCACTCGGTCATGCCGCGCCGCACGTACTGCGAGTCCGTGATCAGGTCCACCATGCACGGCGTCTTGAGCGCGGCCAGGGCCTGGATCGCGGCGGTCAGCTCCATGCGGTTGTTGGAGGTCAGCGGGTCGAAGTCCGACAGCTCCCGCTCGCGGCCCTCATCGGCGATGAGGATGGCCGCCCAGCCGCCGGGGCCGGGATTGGGATAACACGAGCCATCCGTGTAGATCGTGACGTGGTGCATTAGTTTCCCTCTCCGTGTCCGTTGACACTAAACGCCTGCACCGCCCGGCTGACCGTCGATTGGCTGATCTCGATGCCCGCTGCATGCGTGAGCATTGCAGCCAATGCAGTCTGGTCCTCGCTCACGGCGTCGGGGTTTTCGGCCAGGTAGTCGAGTACAACCTGCTTCTTTGAGCGCCCATCGGATGCAGATACCCGCCTGACTTGCAGCCCGTATTCATGCATACCACCTGCATTCAACGCCGCCCGCAACCGATCTTCCGCGTTCATCTCGCGCAAGATGATCGCCAGCTTTGTGTCGTCATCGATGTCTGCCAGGTACTCCCGCCAGGTGTGTCGCCACACGTCCCACAGGGCCGCGCCCCAGGTCACGCGCCAGTCCGGGTGCTGCTCCAGATGCGCAACGGTGTGGCGGTACTCTGCCAAGGCCGCATCGTAGGCCGCCTGCGCGTCGTGTCGGGCGCGCGTGCCCGACAGCGCCGCCGACTTGTAGACCATGCCAACCAGCACCGTCAGCAGCGGCGGAAAGGTTGCCAGCACGAACAGCACCGGATCGGTAGCGACGGCGACAAGCCATTCGTGCAGCCAGTCGAATGGCGACGGGGTGAACGGGATGGTCGCGCTGACGTTGCCGATCACGGCCACCAGTGCCGCCGCCAGCGCGCCAACGGTCATGTAGGCCGCTTCGCGTCGGGTTACATCCAGCACCGGCGGGGCCATCGACAGGATGATGACGGAGATCTCAGCGATGACCACGAACGCGCCGCCGATGATAGCTGCCGTCAGGCCATCGCCCCCGTGCAGCAGATAGGCGTCACGGCCCACGCTGTAGACGTGGATCGCGCTGATCACGAACGCGGCCAGCATGACCACAAGCGTCAGCAACATGACGATGAGGCGCGCTGTGCGTCCGTAGTGATTGGCTTGCTGGCGTTCGAAGTCCTGGATCTGCGGCTCGTCGAGTGCGGCGAGCAGGGTCTGTCGTGCCCGTTGACGGGCCTGTTGACGTTGCGCGTCGGTGAGTGTCGGTAAGGTGGTGATGTCCATTGTGTCCCCCATGTGTGCTTAAAAGAGCGCGAGCTGCGCAGGCTCGCCATTCAACTCGACTGTCGGCGGCTTCTGTCGCATACCAGAGACGGCAGCTTCTTTCTTAGCCCGTTTGACCGCCTCGTCCACCTTCTGCGTCACGGCGAGAAAGCCCTCGTCCTCGAAGGCTCTGATGAGCGCTTGTAGAACGGGAAGCCCGGAAGGCGTTGTCATGTTGGCGATGCCCGGCACGTTTTCCATGACGAACGTCTTCGGCTTCAGCTCGTGCACCAATCGCGCGAATTCCCACACCAGCGAATTGCGGGGATCATGCACGTCCCGTCTGCCGCTATAGCTAAACCCCTGGCAAGGCGGTCCACCGATTACGCAGTCCAGATCGCCGGGTTTCACTTCTGCCAGCGAGAGGAGGCGGTCGCCGGTGACGGACTGCACGTCGTCACACACTAGCACCCGCACCGGTGGATATTCTCCGGCCAGCTCGTTGAAGGCGCCCGACCTGAGGATCTTGTCCCGCTTTTTCCGCTTCTCAGGGCTTGAGATCCACCGGCTGGAAGGTCCAGCCAAGTTGTACCAATAGGTGCTGGCCGCAGAGACGTCGTTCTCCACCGCCGCCACGACTTCGAAGCCTGCCGCCAGGAAGCCAAGGCTGAAGCCTCCGGCCCCGGCAAATAGGTCGATTACGGTCGGTCGTTCAGCGGGAAGCTTGAGTCCAGCCGGCAGATACAATCCCGAACGCCGCTGCGACACATCGCGGAAGGCGCCTTGTTCGGTGAGTCTGGGAGTGAATAGTTGGTTGTAGTTCATCGCCGTCATCCTCTCCCCAGCGCCCGCAACAAATCGCTCGTGGAGCGGCGGCGTTCGACCACCGTGCCGAGCTGCTCGAACACGGCCTGGAAGCGGTCAGGGTGACGACCGAAGTAGACCAGCGCCGATCCGTGCGTCGGACTGTTCTTGCGCGCCGATCCCGGCGGCGGCACGAACTTCATGCGGCGCGTGAAGCAGATCGGGTAGTCCCACAGCGCCTGAAACCACTTCTCGCCAGGGACGGCGTTCACCAGCGCGATGGCCTCGGTGGTAGTGCCGCGCTCGTACTGGTCGATCAGGTACTCGGTCCAGATGGCCTGATTGCTCTTGCCGCGTGTCTTGCCGTAAGGCGGGTTAAGAAACACCGCGCCGAACCAATGCTGCGTCAGGCCGTCATCCTCCAGAGTGAAGAAGCGCGTCGCCTGCACAGTGATCTGCGCGGCGTCGCAGCTGGCCGGGTCCAACTCGATCCGACCCAGGACCTGGCGCACCGCCGCGATGACGTGCGGCGGCGTGTACCATTCGGTTGATTCGCTGCTGAGGAGTGCCTGCGGTGTGGTCATTGGTTGTGTCCCTCCTCACTAAACTTCTCAACTACATATCTCAGCTCTCCACGCAGCTCTTCCGGCACGCAGCACCAGCGCGGATCGGCATCAGGCGCGCGGCGCGCGATCCGTCCGAAGCGTGCGTTGGCGTCCGCACACAGCCGGTCCAGCTCGACCCGCTGCAGGAATGTCTCGACCGCGTCGCCGCTGAGCCGGTCCATCACCGCGTACAGCACGCCCACAGCGGGCGGCGGGTCGAAGAGCGCGAGCTGGGTCATTCCGTCACCGCCTCGCCCGCCAGCCACGCGGCCAGGTCATCGCCCGCGCGCAGCATGTCGTTGACATCATGCCGGGTCGGCACGCGCCGGATCGCGTCCGGGAACACGCCCTGCCACCACTGCGCGGCCTGCTCGCCGGGCTCGTCGTCATCGAAGGCCAGCCACAACGTGCGCGCCTGGCTGAGCGTGACCACGTGCTCGACGAGCCGCGCCTGGGTCGTGCCGCCGGTGGCCAGGGCCGTCACGGCGAACGGCAGCGCGGCCTGCACGCTCAGCGCGTCGAACTCGCCCTCGCACAACACCACGTCCTGGCCGGGGCCGACCGGATAGATGCCGTACAGGCCGTTGGCGCTGCCCCTGGCCTGAGCGTACTTCTTGCTCATCTCCTGGCTGCGGGTGCGGATACGCACCTTCCAGACGGTGTCGTCTGCTGCGATCCACGGGATGACGATGCCTGCCGGCAGGTACACGTCCGTGTCGCCCCAGCGCCCGCGGTACGGCTGCGGGTTGTAGCCCAACAAGGCGGCGCGGCTCATCGTCGCCGACAGGCCGCGCGCGGTCAGGTAGTCCCAGGCCCGCGCGCCGTCCTGGTCCAGCCGCGCCACGCTCTCGTCAACGAACTGCCACGCACCCGCCTGCCAGTCCGGATCATCCAGGGCCGCCCAGTGGTGCTCTGCGGCGCGCAGCAAACCCGTCCGCTCCGGCTCGCGGGGTCGCGTCGGGCCGATGGTGCGCGGCGGGATCTCGCCCTCCAGGCCCAGCAACTTGCAGGCCTCGATGAAACCGATGCCCTCGACGGCGCGCACCAGGTCGATGGCATCGCCGTGCTCACCACAGCGGCGGCAATACCAGCGCGCGCCGCCCTCGCGGAATGGCCATACACGGAACCGGTCGGTGCCGCCGCACAGCGGGCACGGCCCGGCAAACTCGCCGCCGGACGTCGCGCACGCGCGCTTTAACGTCACATATTTGCCCGCCACTGTGAGCAGGTCAACGCTCGACTGGTCGATCATCGGCGCGTTTCCTTCTCGCAGTCTGGACACAGCCAACCGGCCCACAGATTAAGACTCCAACCAAGCGACTGGATCGACCTTGCGGCGTTCATAAGAGTGCGTCGCTTTCCGGTCATGGTGATTGACCTTCCGCACTTGGCGCATTCAACGATGTACGCCTTTTCTAAACGACCTGTTCCCATACTGTCCCCTCCAACCTTGATAAGCACAGACTCAATGTTTTGAGCAAAGTGACACAAGTTGTGTCACGGAGTGACAGACTTTTTCGAGCAAAAACGGCCAAATTTCCCCTCAAAAGTGACAGAGTGACACAAGTGACGCAGTTTCCCGTATTCCTCTCAGGTGCGCGCCTACGCGCGCGCGCATCTGCGATTAGTAGGGAAAGTCTGTCACTTGTGTCACTTTCCCCTCAAACGTCAAAAAAGTCTGTCACTTTTCCCCTCATCTCCAAAGTCAAGGTCTGTCACCGGTCTGTCACTTTTTGAATTAGTTGTGTCACTCAACAAAAGCGCCACACCAATCCAGTGCCAGCCCGCGTTGGTCTTTTTCTGCTCGAATCCGCGCTCCTTCATAGCGCGGCTGAACTTGATCCGGTTCATGGGCGACAGTCCGGTTTCAGTCGCCCACTCTTTGTAAGCATCGTAAAACTGAGCGGCTCGCGTGGGTTGCACGTCTCCGGCCAGCGTGCACTCGCTCAAAAACGTCCCGAAGTAGTCGCTTTCGTTGCGGTACTCCTCCGTCGCTTCGCTCACAACCATCGGATCGCCCAGGCCCTCGCTATACCACGCGATCGCGCCGCGCACGGCCCAGGCCAGGATGCCCGGCAGCTCGGCGCGCAGGTCCGCTTCTAGCTCTTTGTCCGCGCGGCCCTTGAAGGACACGTTAAACGGGATGAGCCGGATGCGCCGCCAGATGCCATCGTCTGTGCCCTTGATGACGGGCTTGTGATTCGACGCCAACCAGATCTTGAATTTCGGGCGGAACGTCATAAAAGGTTGATAGAGGTGCCGCGCTTTGATCTGTTCTCCGCCAGTCACGGCCTTAATGCGCGATTCATTTAGCCGCGTGGTGTCGCTGGACTCGCTCGAAAACACCATGCGTGCAGCGCGCAGGTCGGCCAGGTCCGCGCTGTTATCGCTCTTGCGGTCCTGGTCGAAAGTTGAGAAGGGGGTAATTTGCGCATATTCGCCGCCCACGGCGTGCAGCACATTCAGCAGCGTGCTTTTGCCGTTCGCCCCTGTGCCGAAGCACTGGAAGTAGCACTGCTCGCGCGTGTCGCCGGTCAGGCTGTAGCCCGCTGCGCGCTGGATGTAGGCGATCAGCTCACGGTCGCCGTCGAAGACCTCCTGCAAAAACCGCTCCCAGCGCGGCGCTTTGGCGGTCCGGTAAAAGGAAACCGGGGATCGCTGCGTCATCAGGTCGGCAGCGCGCCCGGGCCGCACCTGGCCCGTCTTAAGATCCAGCACCCCATTTCCGACGCCGATCAGATGGTCATGCGCGTCGAGCTTGTGCACGGGTATGGCAAACATTTCATCCTTCGACGCCGACCCGAGCGCATTCTGCCGTGGCCGCATATCCTCCGCGCGCTCGGCCCACTTTTTATCCGCTCGCCAGCGTTTGACCGCCGCCTCGTTCGTCTCATCGACAACCCGCCGTGCGACGGCCTGCTGTTTGGCCCTGGCCGCGTGTTTGGCGTACTCATAGACGGCGTCCAGCTCATCCCGCATCCAACGGTGGCCGGTCCAGATGAGCCAGCCCAGTCCGGGCGCGAACAACAGCCGGTCGCCGTAGAGGGCTATGAGCAGCTCGCCCTGCCCTGCGTCAGTGGTATTGTATTTGTCCAGGTCGGCCAGTGTGTCATCGGTCGGCACGAGCGGATCGGAATAAGGCCGCTCCGCCTCGCTCACCAGGCCGTTCAGCTCGGTCACCACCCGTTCCATCCGCGCGTACACCGTGCGGGCCGCGCGCAGCCCCTGCGTCTGCAGCACCGGCCACAGCGGCTTGAGCGACGC